GCAAAGTACGGCCTCTCATCGTCCATCTACACGCAGGATGTCAACAAGAGCTTCCACGCCATGCGCGATCTGGAGGCGGGTATTACCTACGTCAACGGGCCCACAATCGGGGCCGAGGCGCACATGCCCTTCGGCGGGGTGAAAGGCACCGGAAACGGCCAGCGCGACGGCGGCTACGCTGCCTTCGAGTTCTGGACCGAACACAAAACCCTCTACGTCGACTATTCCGGACAGCTCCAGAAGGCGCAGATGGACTCGGTCGAGGCGTAAAAATATCGGCGTTTCTGGCTTCTCAAGACGACGTTTCGTAGACTTCGGACATGTGCAGTGGATGAAGGGGCAATCATCCGTTGGACCCTTCTTCAATAACTTTGTAATGCATGTCCGAGACAGCGGAGGAACTCCACAACATCTTCGCCCGGCGACGCGAGCGGCTCGAAGCCCAGGAGGACTGCACGCTTAGCGACTGGGACATCTCGATCCTTCTTGACTGCTCTGAGCGCCACGTGCGACATCTCATGAGCTGGCCCGACGATGAGATACGGCCGGCCTACGTCCTGGCCCTCGAGTACGCCCGAGAGGTCGGCGTCGACGAATGCGACCGCATTGTCGCCACGCGGCCCGACACGTTCGAGACGCTTCTCAAGGAGGTGACCCTCTCCCCGACGGAGGTCGCCCACATGCTGGGGATCGATCGCTCGACGCTCTACCGCTACACCCAGGATGATCGCGAGCTCGACGTGCCGAGGCATCACTACCTGGCCCTCCTCTACATTCATCACCTCTATGGCCGCGGGGCCGAGCCCCAGGCCTGTCGGCAGCACATTGAGGTGTATGCAGGCGAATGAGGAGGGCTAGTTCTCCAGAACATCATCGACACGCCGCCGCCCACCGGGCGGTCCGGCACTCGCCTCTGAGCTGGTGTTTGCACGCGAAGGGTCGGCGTTTGCGCGCGAACGCTCCGGGGACGCGTCGGCCCCGGAGCCGCCCACCACGACGTCCGAGGTGCTGACGTCTCCCAGGGAGGCGCTCTCCTGGGGGGTGGGGCGCAGCTCGTCCGGCAGGTTCTCGAAGCGACCCTCCCGGATCATCTTGTACTTAACCTGGCGTCGCGTGTCGCGAATCACCTTGTCGATCTTCTCAACGTCCACGAGTTCGGGATTTTCGACGTTCAGGTCCATGCGGCGGAGCCGGTTTCGGCTCAACTCGCCCGCTCGCCGGACGAACTCGTGATACTCCTGCCGGGTCATCTGAACGTCGTGCTGCCGAAAGCTGAACCGATCTCTCGGCTTTGCCGGCCAGAAGCCGTTCTCGTAGGGCGGCGGCGGGTTCTGGTTCTGCTCGTTGAAATTCAGAATTAGACGGTCAAGCTCGGTGGTCCGGTTCTGATTGCGGCGCCAGAGCGGAAGCGCGTTCTGGTAGAGGAAGTCCGTAAAGGGCGACATCCCCTCATAGCGCTCCAGCGGCCGTCCCCACAAGTCCGCCTCGGGCGGCGGGGCGTACGCCTCCAGCGGAAGCGCCTCCTGCCCCATCGTCTGCAGGAAGTCGGTCACGTACTCACGGCCACTGCTGCCGCGCACCTTGTAGTCCCGACGGACATCGTCGGTCGTCTCGATGCCTTTCTGAATCAGGTTCGGGACGAACCCCGTCCCCACGTTCTTGACGATGTTCCCGGCACTTGCGGGGTACTGAATTGCGCGGTAGATGTCCCCTAAACCCTGGATGAACGGATTGTCCTTGGCCACCTTCATTGGGCTTGACAGGATCTCGCCGAACGTCTCCCGCCAGTCCTGCCCCTCCTGGGCGTCCTCGAGCTCACTCCAGAGGTCGACGGTCATCGCCAGCATGCTCCCCAGCGGCTCCACGCGCCGGTAGCTGTAGTACGTGTCCCCGATCTTAATGCTGTTCGGCTGCGGGCCCCGCTCGCGAAAGAACTGATACTGGCCCTGGTCGCGGAAGTCCGGCGCCGACCCGGTCAGGACAGGCTCGTCTTCCTCGTCATCGCTTAGGACGAGGCTGCCGATCGTGTAGAAGGCCGTCCAGGCAATCACCTGCTCCGCGGTGTGACGCGTAAAGTCTCGCCGGCGGTACCGGAACGAAGCATCGTCAGTCACGCCCATCTCGTAGAGGCCGTGGCCCATCATGCGCCACAGCAGGTTGGCCGCTCCGAACGGCGACTTCCGGATCGAGGTCTTGATGATGTTCGTAGGTGCATAGAGGAAGGGCACCTTGTACTCGAACATGGCGCCGAGAAAACCCTTCGTGTTGCGAAGCTGCAGCAATTTGTCGGAGATGGGCCCGAGGTCGCTTTGGAACGCCAGGTCCTGGGCTTTCTCCAGGGCACTCATTGACGCCTCGCCGAACGGGTCGCTCACCTGCTCATTCACCCGCTCGGTGAGGGCCTCTCCTTCCAGCCCGTCGGCCTTGGCCATGCGGTAGGCTTCCGCGGCGATCTGCATCGAGTGGAAAATCGACTTCTGCATCTGGTCGGCCGCGTTGAGGAGCCGACCTGGGATTCGAACGGTCCGGCCCACGTCGATCGGTCGGGTCCCGTTGATCTCTTCCATCCGGTCGTTCAGAGACTCGACAATACGACCAACCACACGTGACTGCTCGCCCGTCCCCAACGCCACCTCAAAGGCCTCCCGGCCCTGCACCTTCTGGTCGGTGGCCTTCTCCCGCCCCTCGGTGTCGAGGTCGTTCTCCAGAACCGGCGCCTCCAGGTCGAACGCCAGCTGGGCCCGGTGCCAGGCCCGCTCGATCGTGGGCAGAAGCGCCCCTTTCATAAATGCCTCGTGGTCCTTGCCCCCCGGCCCGCGCTCGTCGACGACGTCGGAGAACTCCTCCAGCTCATTCGCCTCTGCAAGCTCTTGTTCGCGCTCCACGGTCGCCTCGTCTCCCAGGAGCTGGCGCCACGCTCTCGGGATCTCGGCCAAGCGGGGCGACTGGTTGCGGCCGCCGAAGAGGCCGTCGGGGATCACCTCGTTGATCGAGGCCTCGACGAGGCGCTGCACGAGAAAGTCCCAGCCGGCGTGGACCGTGTTGCCGATGAAGTTGACCGACTGCGTCGTCACGGCCGAAAGGATCGAGTTGCGCCAGTACTCGAAAAACTTATCTCGGCCGCTCGCCTTGGTGGCGGAGGCCAGCCGCACGGCCTGGGCCATGCGCTGCCGATCGCGGACGCCTCCCTCCTGAATAAGCTGTTTGGGACTGAGCCCGGCCTGCCGGAGCGCGTCCCGAATGTGAACAACCTGCTCGTTGTGGCCTTCGAGCACGCGCTGGCGCTCGGCCTCCGTCTCGGCGTTTTCCAATGCCTCGGCCGTTTGCCCACCGGGCATGAAAATGCTTTCCAGGAGCCACTCCTTGCGGCGCTCTGCCGGCGTCTTCTCGGGATCTCTCCCAGCTGCGAGCTCGCGGGCCGCGTCGGTGCGCTGCTCGCGGTAGGCGTTCACCATTCGAGCAAAGTGCGCCAGGGCCTCGTCATCACCCGACGCCAGGGCCTCCAGGCCTTCTCGGTTAATGACCTCTTTGGCTGCCATGACGTCTGCGGCCCCGTCCATGTCCCCACTGAAGAGGCGCTTCTTGGTCCCCTCGTAATCGTCCTCGAGCATTCGATCCGCCTGCTCGCGCCACTGCTCAAACGACTCCCGGTCCGGCCGCCCCTCGAAGTTCTCGTTTTGAGAGCCCTCCGGCCTCTTCTCTTCAGGAATTTCCTCGTCCGGCTTCCTCGACTCGTCGACGACGTCGACGGTGGAGCGCACGTCTTCGTCCGAGGCCGGGTTGGCCAGCTCGGGGCGACCGGTCTGCGGGTCGTCCTGGCGCTCCTCGAGCATCTCGTTAAACCGGCGCACGACCTCGTTCTCCTCCGGGAACTGCCGGCCCTCCTGGTCACCTTCCTGATCCCCGTCCTGGGATTGATCTCCCTCCGTCGGCTGCCGGCTGAATCTGGCTTCTGGGGACCCTCCGCTCGAACCATCATCGTTCCGGGTCGTAGTATCATCTGCCTCCGCTCCCGCATCGGGACGAGAACGTGTAGGCCTGGTGCGCGTAGGGCCGGTCGAATCGTACGCTTCACCGGTTCCATCGGAGGCTTTTTTCTTTTCTGCCATCTCATATCCGGTGAGAAGCCACGTCTCCCGGTTCCCGTGCCGGAAAAGGGAGAGAACAGCCTTGTGGCCGTCATATTCGATATCCACACGCCGAGCGTGCTCGGGGCCGTATTCCCGATCGACCGTTCCATAGGCAAGAACCTCCACCATCTTCCGAGCCACTTGCTCACCGTCATTGCTCGCGCGGTCTCTCTTGGCAATGGTGTGAGAAACGCCATGCCCCCCGGCAAAATTCTGGCTCGGATCGCCGGGCTCTCCCCATAGAAAGCTAATCGGCCCTACATCTGGCCGAGTCATGGCTTCTGGGACATCCTCCTGCTCAGCGATAACCCGATCCATCGCCTGGGCCCCCTTCCGGAAGGCCTCGTCCGGGTCAGAGTCTCCAGACTGCCGGCTAAATTGAACTGCCCCGTTTTGCGCGCGAACGCCTGTCCCCACGCCCTGTCCCTCCTGCCGGCGCAGATGATCGGCGGCCGCTCGCAACATCTCCCGCAGGTCGGGCTCGCTCATTTCCTGCCCCGTGACGCGGGCCATCGCGCGCTGTAGGGCTTCCACCAAGCGCTGCCAGAGGGTCGGGTCCAGGTCGACGTCCTCGGCCAACGTGGCCGCCAGCTCCTCGGCCATAAAGGCCTTGCTCTCCTCGGTGAGGCTGCCGTCGCCCATGCGCTCGATCTGATCGGCATACGCCTCGAAGAGGCCGTGCTCCTCAAAGGCCTCCTCCCCAAGGGCCTCGTAGACGTCGGCAAGAACCTCGGTCTTGTGTTCGCCCAGCAGGCCGTCCAGTCCGCGGTGGGCCACCACCTCGTGCATGTAGGCCTGGCGGGCCACCTCTTCCAGGGACGGGTCGGACTGGTCGGCCACGCGCCGGAGACTCTCGGCCAGAAGGTACACCTGCCCATCCGGACTCGTCAGGGCCGGTTGCTCGAAACTCTCCCCAATCTGGTCTTGCCAGAACTCGTAGACGACGCGCACATGGTCCGGGAGCGCGTCGGAGTTGGGCACCACCGGCACGCGGGGCAACCCAAAGCGGTCGGCCGTCTCGTTAGCCGTCTCTCGGACGGTTCGCTCGGCCTCGGCGGCGTCGGCGCCGGACGTCCCTTCCTGTTCAGCGGCCGCTTCCTCTTCTAGCTGAGTAGGTCGGGACTGATCTGGATCGCCCCTTCTTTCAGATAGATCGTCGTCGGCCCCGGCCCCGCGTTGCTGCTCGGTGCGGCGGGCTCGTCCCTCTCGGGGCCTTCCCCGGCGTCGCTGGAACGGCGCCTGCTCGACGGGGCCGAGCTCGCCTTCGGGCCCCGATCGGTCAGCAGGTCGCTCGCGCGCTTGCGTCGCTTGCTGGGCATCGGTAGATGTGCGCTGTTCGGAATAGGCCCGATCGATCAGCTCCCCGAGCAAACTGTCGGTGAGGCGAACGCCGGTGACCTCTCGAAATCGACTGCGCAGGCGCTGCACCTCCTGCGGCTCACCCGTGCGCCGGCGCCGAGGGTACTGGCGCAGGATGTCAATGACCTCTTGCTCGCTTACTTCACGGCCCACGATCTCTGACAGTTCCTCGGCGTACGTGTCGAGGGCCCGCCCCTCCCTCGAAAGCCAGTTGAGACCCAGCTCGGGATTGTCCCGCCGAAAGTTCGGGTCGCTCACGCGGTCGAAGCTGCGCGTGGAAATGCGGGGCCCGTCCAGCACCTCGGCCACCAGGTTGTCCTCGTCCTGTACACTCGAAATCGCCTCGCTATCTTGGGCCACAGCGACTGCCTCGGCGATCTCGAGCGGGTTGCTGCTCTCGGCGGCCACCCGCTCGAGATACTGGTCGAGGCGCAGGCGCTCCCCCTCCGGCGTGGTGGCTTCCTCGGCCGAGCGGCCGCGGCCCTCCTCTAGGGCTTCAGCCTCATTGGCCAGGTATTCGGCCACAACGCGGTTGTAGTTTGACGAGCGGCCGTCCACCTGCCGACCGGTCTCCAGGTTGGTCACCTCGATGGTGGCTCCGTCCTCTCCGCCCCTCGGGTCGATCCCGTAGCGTCCATCCTCGTCGCGCCTCGTGGGCAGCTCCGGCTGTTCTCGGATCTCCCGGCCAGTGGCCTCCTCTACGTCCCGAATCGCCTCATCAAGCCGCTGTCGGGCCTCAAACGACGCCTCGGCACTTTGCTCTTCAGCGACGGCAGCTCGGGCGTTCTCAAGTCGCTCCCTGAGCTCGGGACTGGCGTCCTCGGACTCCTCCAGGGCCTGTTGGGCCTCGTCAGCGCGCCCGATGTCGCGGGCCTGGCGCTGCAGCCGGCGAAGCCGGGCCTCCGCGTCGCGTCGTCGTTTGGGGTCGGCCCGCTCGTGGCCCCGCTCCTCGGCGTAGCGTTGACGGGCCACGTCGCGCGTGGCGTCCCGGATGGATTGTTCTAAGTTTTCAGTGTCCCCGTCCGTTCCTTGGAGGCGATTTCGAGCAGAAGCAACTCGGTCTGTTTCCTCTCGCGTAAGATGCTTGGCACGGGACCCCCCGCGCTCGTAGGACTCGTCGATCTCCCGGTTGACTTGCTCGGCCGTAGCCCGCTCAGTAGCGTCGGCTTCGGGCGCTGCAGGAGCTTCCTCCTCTGCTCGTGCAGGTGCTCCCTCCACATCTGGTTCACCCGCTGATTGAGCAGGTGCGTCTTCATCGCCTCGATCGCGAGCTGAAGCTTCAGCAGTTTGATCTTGAACATCACTCTCGTCCAGGTCTGATTCTAAGGTCTGTTGGACCTCGCGTGCTTCTCGCCTTCGATCGGGCGCCTGTTGCCGACGGTTTCGCTCGATCTCCCGGGCGGCCTCCAGGCCGGCCTCGGCGCTCTGCACCTGCTCGACGGCGTCGGTGACGGCGGTAGAGAGGCCGCGGCCCACGTTCTCCTCGAACAGCGTGCCGGTCTGTGGTTCCTCTTCCTGCTGTTGCTCGCCGGCCTTTTCGGTCTCTCCCTCGGGAAAGAGCGTTTCCTGATCGCCGCTGCGGCGCTGAACCTCGGCGTCCACGGCCTGCCGGACTTGCTCGTTCTCTGCATCCTCCCGGAGCGTGGCCAATTCCTCGTCCGAAGCATCTTCGAGGACACTGCGAAGCTGCGTGCGGGCCTCCTCGGTCTCGGTTTCGGCCTCCCGGCGGCGCTGTTCGGCTTCTTGAACGCCCTCGTCCACTTGCTCCTCGGGGCGCGTCTGCGTGCGGCGGCCCATGTCCGGATGTAAGGAGCCCTGCTCCACGCGCCGCCCCATCTCATCGTGCACCGCCTCCAGCGTTTCGGTGTCGTCGGCAGAGCGGGCCTGCTCCTCGAGCCGGGACAGCTCCTCCGGCGCCACGTCGGCAAAGGGTCGCTCCTCCGTCTCGGTGTCCGCCTGTCCCTCTTCCAGCTGGACGTTCTCTGTCCGAGGTTCGAAGGCGGCATCCGGATCCTGTTCGGGTTCTACATCGGCGGCCGGTGCTTCGGCCCCTTCCGGAGCAGCCGTCGCCTCTCTCCTTTCCTCTTCCGTTTGCGCGCGAACGTCCTCCCCAGGGGGCCCCTGTGGCTCGCCCCCCACCTGGTCGGCCCGATCGGCCGCCGGCGCCTGATCCGGTGGGGCTTGCTCGCCCTGCACCTGTTGCTCGCCCATCCGCCGCTCCATCTCCCCGAGGACCACGCCGGTCCGCACCGGGTCGGTCTCCCCGCCCGTGGCCTCCTCGTACAGCTGGGCCAGCTCCTCGTCGGTGGCCCCCTGCACCTCTTCCTCAAGGGCGCCGGTGTCCACCTGTCCCTCGGGATCGGCCACCTCGTACTCCCCCCGGGCCGCAGCCCGGACGCGCTCGCGATCGGTCACCCCTTCGGGATCTCTTGCCCTCGACCCAGCTCCTCGCCGCCCCCCGGCAAGCGTCGTAATCGCGTTGAGAAGAAAGCCCACACCTCCTCCCGTCTCGGCGGCTTCTCGAACCCCCTCCAGTGGATCACGCCCTGGATCGAACTCCCGAGCGGCCAAATTCCGCATCACCTCCCCTGCGGTCTCCTGAGAAGCCTCTTCCAGGGCACCGATGCCAACCTGGAGTGCCTTTCGCCGCAATCCCTCGGGAACGGCGCGAGAGAGGGCTCTCTCGACAGGGAGAATTTCACTCGCACCGGCCACCGCGGCAAGAGGCGCGCTTTGCTGCACCTCCTCCACAGTGGCCCCTTCCGATGGGGGTCGGTCACGAAGCTCGGCCCGCCGCCGCTCCCGTCGGGCCTGCCCAATCATTTCGCCCTCGCTCCCTGCGATGCCCAGTACGCCCCCCACAGGAAGACTCAATGGGCCAGACGCCGCCGACCCGGCAATGAATGGAGCCACGCTCCCGAGTCCCTCCAGCGTCCGCATGACAAACTGTCGGCGCTCTTCAGAACTGACCTCAGGCAAGCGCTGTTCGGCAAACCGGCGCACGCCTTCCGCGAGTTCGGCCTCTGTGCTCTCTCCTTCCAGCGTCTCTCGAATGTGCCGCCGCTGAGCCCGAGAAATCTCTCGGTGTCGCTTTACCTGCGGACTTTCTCCCTCTACCCGCTCCGCGGCCGCTCCTGAGCGTTGAGCGGGAGCGGGAATGGCACTGCTCCCCTCAATCATGGCGGCCGTCATATCGGCGGCCCCCCGAACGGGGGCAGTGAGATATTCGAGGGCACTCTGGACAGCTGTTTCTTCGGGCTGCTGTAAGTGATCAGAGACATCCCCCTCCCGGTTCGTCGGATCGGGCGGCTGAGGATCCGGGACGCCGGAAATGTTGGGCTCCACCACGGCTTCTCCGTCCCCGGTTCGAAACGCGGCCTCGCCGGCATCAGAGAGAACACGGTCGATCCGACGCCGCGGATCGCGTCGCTGGTCACCCTCCTGGCTTTCGTCGTCCTCCGTGGGCACACCTGCGTCCCCGGCGCCTCCGTCTTCGGAAAGCCGCTGGTTGATCCGCTCCAACGGATTCCGCTGGGCAGACTCCTGTTGGGTGGACGAGTCCGGTTGTGCCGCTCCGTCCCCTCCCGATGACTGTTGGGCCTGCATGGAGGTCCGGAGGGCATTCTCGACCGTGACCGGCCCGCTGAAAAGACCCGAGTTCGGGTGGGCCTGCGAGCGACCCGCGGCCGCCCCCTCCTGCTGTTCAAGTCTTCGCCGGATGCGCTCGAGAGGGTCTCGCTCGTCGATTTCCATGAGCTCACTGGTGTCTTCCCAACGGTGCGTCGAAAAGAACAGAGAGAAGCCGCCCTACTAATCAACGCCCAGCTCGTCGAGAAGCACATTCGCCTCCCGTTCGCTCAGGCGCCCGCTCTGGAGCTGGTCGAGGATGTAGCGAAGTGCCGCCTCGGGAGACCTTTTCCGGGCAATGGAGCGCACGTTCTCGAGGGCGCTCTCGACCCTCTGTCGAGAAGCGCGCCCCTGTGAAACCTGCCCCCCCGAGGTCCTCCCTGATTGGGTGTTGCCTGATCGGGACGAGGGGTCTCGATTCATAAAGGTATCCCGGTTTTCAATCAGGTCTCCTTCGGGGACGTCCCGGCCACGGTTCTGATTGCGGGACGGCTGCTCACCTCCTTCAGACAGCTTTCGGCGGTGCCGCTGTAGCTTGCGAATGCGGTCGTTAATCTGCTGGAGCTCCTCGGGGGTGAGCTCTCGGCGGTAGGCCTCGCCGAAGGTGTTGGTCTCCTGAACGCCCTTATTTTTATACCTGTCCAAGCGCCGGATCTCACTCTCTATGCCTTCAATTGAGGTAGGTACAGCCTCCTCACTGCTTCCTTGTCCTGATTGCAGAGCCCGCATGAGGTTGGCATTTGCATTTGTCTCCTTCGCCCTAAGGGCTCGTCTCTCTTCCTCGGTGAGGGGCTGCTTGCGCTTCCATTTGTAAAGGGCCTTTTCGAGCCTCTGCTGTTTTTCTAGCTCCTCCAGCGTCTGTGCCTGCTCGCGCTGATCTCGGTAGTCTTCGACCTGTGCCTGAAAGTTGGCCTCCGCCTCCCGGTTGGCCTGCGACGTGTTGAACTCGCGAACGTCCTGCCGCCGATCGCGGAAGCTGGAGAGCTCCTCGAAGAAGGCATCGCGCCGCCGCTGGTTACCAGCGGCAAAGCCTTCGCTCAGCCCCGCGCCTACCTTGGCCAGGCCGGGGCTGTCCGCCAGGGCGCCAATGCCAGAGGCGGCGGCCGAGGCCAGCGCGAGCCACCGGTTGCGCCGCAGGGCCTCCTTATTCAGCTCGGGCCGCTCCTGCCCCAGCTGCACGCGCTCCAGCTGCAGGCGCGGAACCTCGTTCGAAGCACCGGCCGCCGCGGCGGCCTGCCCGTCACCGCCGGCTCCCGAGCGAGCGGTTGCCGAGCGGCGATTGCTGCGTGGACTGTCGGCCTCGTCGCGCAGGCCTGTCAGGATCCCACCCGTGCTTACGAGTGGATCTTGCTTCTCTTCGTCCGGCAGTCGAAGGCGACGTCGGCCACGTCCGTGTTGTTGCAACGCCATGAGATCGAGAGGGTCGGTGAAATAGATCTAGGATCTAGGTCCAGTTTCCGCGCATGCCCAGCCCGGTGAACTCTCCTTCACTACCGGTACCACCATCCCCGTTGTCTTCTGTGAAGTTGGACCCTACGATCGCAGCACTCTGGGCGGCAGATCCCAGTGCGTTCAAAATTTGGCCGCGGCGCCGGACCTTCTCTTCCCGCCGGCGCCAGTAATTAGCGTCCTGCTGGTTGAGCCCCGCCATAAGGTGTCCGAGGCGCCGCTGTTGCTTCTGATTTTGGATGCGGGCGCTCCGGCCAAGGGCCCGCTGCTGGCCCTGCGCCATCGTTCGCGCGCGAACGGCATTCTGGGCCACCTCGAACTGAGACCCCTCCAGGCCGCGGGCGGCTGCCTGGGCTTCGTCCCGGTTCTTCTGTCGCTCATTCTGCCTCCGCAGCTGGGCCGTGCTCGCCTGAAAATGCGCGCTTTGCGCCGGAGATCGGTTTTGTCCCTGTTCGTAGGAGCGCTGCAGGCGCTCGAGGATCTGCTGGCGCTGCCGGGTGGCTGGCGACCTGTCGCCGGCGCCGTCCTGGGTAAGCTTGTTGTACAGGCCAACACCGGCGGAGGCAAGGCCCGCTCCGGCGGCGAGCGTCGATAAAATAGCCATGGGTCCAAAGAATCAGTGAAACAAACCACGTTTGTGTCGTTTCTGGGTCTGGCCGCACCACCTCCACCGTGGGGGCTATGATTCGTCATCCGACTGTGAGGACTCGCTCGTGACATCATCGATGGGAAAGTCACCGGCGGCCAACGCTTTCACATTTTTCAACCACCTCATCGCGTCGGCCTCACTGTTTTTCAAATTGGACAGCATTGAGAAAAAGTCGGTGATGCTAAGCCAAAAAATGGCGCCCACGTGCACTTGATCGAGAACTACGATTTGGGCTTTTGCTGCTGCATTTCCCAGCACGATCGAGCCGTAGATCACGAAGCTCCACTCCGCGAACTTGAAGCCGGATCGTTTGAGCTTCAGCGGAGAGAACGTCTGGTCTTCGTACCGGGCGATCTGGTACAAGCCCGAGGCGAGGTCGAGCACAAACATCGTGAGCGCGAGAAAAAGCAGGTAGTTGTGTACACGAAGCAGCACCGAATACTGTTCGAGCAGGTGGCGCGCCAAGCTGGCCAGTCCGGACGTCACCACGGCCACGGAGAGCTTTACCGTCCACAAGTTGACCAGAGACCGGAGCGGGTCCAGCAGGTAGTAATTAAACACCAGTCGGGGTCAGTTCTGATATGCGCTGGTTGAGCGGGGTCTCTCGGTGGGTTTCCAGCTCAGCCTGGGGAATCGTTTTCAGCTCGTCGGGAGCATGCGCGTGGAGCTCGGTTTTGGCCGGCATCTGCTCAAGAAGATCCTTAAGCGTCTCTTCGCTATCGGTGACGTCCACCACCCCATCCCCATCTAGGTCGCGAAACTGCCGCCCGACAGCGACGCACCCCTCGAGTTGTCGGGCGAAGTTCGCGATGTGGATTTTGATTCCGGTGCGCGTGCCGGCAGCCGCACGGGACCCGCGGTCGTGGACCCACACGTGCGGATAGTCAAACGACGGGCTTTGCTGAACGACCTCGGCCACGTACCGGCCCGGAGGAATGCAGCTGATCCAGCGCTCGTTGCCCCGGAAGGGCAGCTCGATGGTCCGGCATGACCACACGTCCTCCCCATCCTTGAGGACGGCCAGGTGGCCGATCGTCTCCGCTACTTGACCGTCCGGGCCTGTCGTCTGGGCGTACCGGGTCAAGTGTAGCACTTAAGAGTGTAGCACGTAGGTGGGGTCAAGGGTAGCACCTTGGGGGTACCCTTACAGGTGGGTTAAAGGCTTTCTGCTTCAAAAAAGGCGCCCGCGACCATGAGCGAGTCGCGGCACACGGGGACATTGCTCTGATCGCAGTCGCGCCAGGTGGGCGCCACGCGCCAGGCGAGATCTTCCGACCGGTCGTACACCTCCAGCTGGATCGGCGCGCCGGCTGGCAGCCCTTCCGGCACAAATCGCGAGTCGGCCTCGGCCGCCGCCAGCATCACCCCCTCGCCAGAGACCGCTCCGTAGCCGGCACAGGTGCCGCTCGGCGTCGCTACCGCGACGGTATCCCCCGGCTCCAGGGGCTGACCATTGGGGAGCCTGAGGCCCGTCTGGTCGATCGTAGCCCCTTCGCGGAGGAGGCTGTCCGCCACGGCCCGGGCCTGGCCCGCCGCCTCGTGCAGCGTAGACAGCTGCCAGTTGGGCGTCGACGGGCACCGGTAATACCACTCGTCGCCCCCCTGTTGCGACCACCGGCCGTACAGGCCTTCCGCGCCATGATAGACGCAGGCCACGTCCTCACCGACCTGATCTTGGTAGCACTCAATCGAGTCCGGGTCCGCCGTAAACTCGTCGGGGAGGAACGCAGGCTGGGCCAAGCAGGCCGCAAGGGTTCCGCACGCAAGCAGAATCGCGGCCGCCAAAAACAAGGATCGCTGGGGCAGTGTCATGATGCTGTCAATCAGCTTGATCAGGGTGGAACTTGTGATTCGAATCATACATCTCGCGGCGGTGCTCCCAGAGGGTCTTGCTGCTTATGCCGAGCGACTCAGCGATCTCCGTCCACTTCGCTTTCGGCCTGAGCGCCTCGCAGCGCTCCCGGACAATTGCCTTTCGGGCACCGTCCAGCGTCATTCCGCCATGAACGGGAGGACCAGAGCTTTTGGACGCACGTGTTGCCATGCGACGCCTGTGCTCCTTCAGCGCCTGTATGATGCGGTACTCCCGTTGCATCGAGCGGGTCAGGTATTCATCCCACCCGATCAGCGCAGAAGCCGACACGACGACGTTCTCCCTTGGCGGCTCGTTGTCGCTGGCGTTTACGTCGTCGTTGAATGAGATGCGCCCGATCATGCGCTTTCGGAGCTGCCGACCAGCAGGCCGTGGAGCGCCTGCGCAATCACGTCGAGGCCCCGATCGAGCACGAGGTCCTCCCCCATCGCGGGGACGTACGGAACGTCGACGAGCCCGTCAAGGACGTCGCCGGCGACATCGAGCCACTCGTCGGTCGCCATGTCGCCACGCAGCAGGTCGGCCGTCGCCGTCCGGAAGTCGCTCTCCTGTTGGAGCAGAAGCCCCTCCAGCGCCGTCCCCAGCAGTTCAAACGCGCCTTCGAACAGCTGTCGCTCGTTGGCTTCAATCAAGAAGGGCAAATCCACCTTCCGGTTGATCGCGCGCCGGGCGAACCACTCCCATTCGGGAACCGTGATCTCGCCGACCAGCAGCTGGGCCGTGGCCTTCCGAAACGACTTGTCCTTCGTCAGGTCGTCGAGCTCTGCGGGATCATCCCCTCCAATTTCGAGGGTGACGTTCTCCATGAGCTCGGTGGTGCCTAGTTCTTTTCCTTTGGGTTGGGCGTTGTCTGTCATAAGTTTGCGGTCGTTGTTGGTGAGAGAGTGAGCGGTGTTAAGACGAAGCAAGGCCGTGCGCTTGGACCGCTTCTTTCAACGCGATGAGCAGGTCATCGGTTGCGGCGTCGCCGGTGTTTGGCGTGTTGCCGAGGTCGGCGTTTGCGTATTGACCGGCAGGCGTCTCATCAAAGAACCCGGCCTTGCCTCCATGCCGTATTCCCGTGGAAGAGATGACGATTCCTTCTCGCCCAGTATTGATGCTTGACTCGTCACTGATGCCCCACGCGTTCACGAAGCCGCCTTGATATACATCAACGTGGTCCCCAGATGCCCCAGCAGTTGTTGCATTTTTCCCCCTTACTGTCCCTCCTCTCCGACACGCGATTGCAGCCCCCCCGGCATTACTTAGGTCTGCTCCTCCTATATTAACGGAGGCTCCTAGACAGATGAGTGCGTCATCGGTTGCGCCTGAGAAATTTGCCCCGGCTGCGTAAACAGTAGCACCGGACTGGACTCGAAGCCCCACTGCACCAGACCCGCTAAAATTAGCGTTTTTGAGCGTCCCACTCGCACCTTCGTCAAATTTCACCGCTTGCCCCGACCCGGACCCGTCAATCCTATCTCCATTCAGGACACTGGCCGTTACCAAAACGGGGTTTAAATTTGAGCCACTACAATCAGCCCCGTTCGCGTCAACAACCGATCCTCCGTTTATATTTAGTCCCACATTTGCCCCACTAAGGTTTGCATTATCTAAGCGAGCGCGCGCTCCGTTTGAAATACGAGCGCATACTGACCCTGCCCCCGAAAAGTCGGTCTGTGCTGCGTTTATTTCGCCGCCGACCTGACGTATGCCTCTTGCGCCAACGTTTTTGATGCCTGCTCCTGGGGACACTCTGGCGAACCCCCCCGGCGCCACAAAAAGACCGTGCTTGTCGGTCGCACTTCCAGAGTTGTCCATGTTGAAAAGCGTGTTGATATACGGTAGCGCCCCATTCGCTACATAAAAGGCTGGGTAGTCAGTCCCTCGCGTCTTCGTCAGTGCGTCGCGCTTTATTGGTACCTCGTTGTCCACCGATGTGATGACGACAAAAGACAGGTTTCTACCTTCAACGAGCACCTGCTCGCTCATTACAAACCCACTTTGGATCTCAAGAGTCACCCGAACCCCGTATTCGTTATTGTAACGAGGGTATTTCTCCGAGACAAAGTTAAGGGCTTGGTTTATTGTATTGAAGTCTCCGGTAGACCCTACTGAAAATGTGGTGTCTTCTTTTACAGAGTTGGACGACCGAACCCAGTATTCATTAGTGCCTGCCTTGAGCACGTCCACGCCGTCATCTCCACTTCCGAACGGGTCGTTGGCCTTCGCCACAAAGAGGCCGCTTTTCCTCGTAGGCAATTGCACGCGCGCTGCCGGAGCTGCGTCTGTGGACAGATCGCGCAGGTCTGAGATGTCCTCGACGTCGAACACTGAGGGCCGTTCGGGGCGCTGTAGTCGCACACCGCTTGGCACCGCGACTGCCGATTCGTTAAATGGGACTACGCTTTCAGACAGCAAGACGGGTCCACCGCCGCTGTTGTCCGCATAGTCGACGGCGGCCTGTATCGCGTCTTCGTCGGTAGAGAAATTGCCGGTGATAAAAACCTTGCTATCGGCGCTCTGCGGAAGAGAGACGACGTGGCCGATCTGCGTCGCGTCGAGTGAGATATTTGGGCCGACCTGCTCCCACCCCCCAGCGACCGACCCAGTACCCGTGTCCTGGTAGTATTGAGTGTCGTCGAGCACGTAGAACACCGAGTCGTCTCCGCTTGATGCTGGCAGGTCGCCAGTGGTCTGCACGGTATCGTCTACCCCGCCGATGGCACCGATATCTTTGGCTGTCTGCTCCACGTCGTCGCGGGCCGCGCGAACGACGCTGCGCGCCTGGGCAGCGTCGTTGTAGGCCTTTTCGAGCTGGTCGCGGAAATCGCGAAACTCTTGGTCGCTTTCGATGAGCGTAAGGTCGGTCGGCTGTGCCATGATTAGGACTCGTCTTGGTCAATAAGAAGAGTGCCGGAAAAGTCTTTGTCTCCCTGCTCGACCCGGAGGGCGTGCTCGATGGCCGGGTCCACGCGCACAAACTGAAGCCGAAACGTCTTCCCAAGAAAGTCGACCTTTCGCTCAATGCGCCGGAAGGCCGCTTTGGCCGACCCTCGGATCTCAATGGTTTTTTCGGTCGCCACGGGCCTAAAGGTTGTTGGTCGAGATAAGCACGAACGTCGTCGTCTCTTCGGTCTCGGCGAGCTTGGCGAGAGCCACAGTGTCGGAGTCCGCTTGCGTCTGTGTCGCCGTCGGCGCGTCTAAGTAGGCCGGGTATTCGTGCGCCTGGTGGTCGCGGAGGGTCCGATTCCGCACGTCCCACTCTATAAAGATCGACTCGATAGACTGCCCGGTCAGGGCCCGGCCTCGAATGTCGAGAACAAACCCAGTGCCGAGGCCGGCGGTCGGGACCACTCCGCCGTCCACTTGGCCCGCCCGGAGCGTTGCGCTCTCGAGCTTGATGTATTCGCGCTGCGGGTCGGTCGCCACCAGGGACAGGTCCACCTCTTCCAGCGGGGTCGGCTGCCGCACCTGCACCTGCCGCATGCGCTTGAGCGTGCCGAGCGGGCCGGTCTGGAGGACGGCCGTTTGGATGTTGACCTGCCCCTCCCCCTCGGCGGCCACCTCGCGGACCAGCGCCCCGTCGGCCCGGGTGGCATACTCCTCGCCGGGCCGGAGCGCAAAGTCGCGGCGCGATCGGCGAAGGGCGCTCCACGCGCCCTGGTCGATCGAATAGTTCCAGACGCGCCCACCGGCGGCAACCCACACGTCGTTCCGGCCGCGCTCGACGTTCTTGTAGTGACCGACGGCGACGCCAGGGCCGAGTGATTGGAGAAACTCTTTGTCTATGTCATTGAGCGGATCCGAGAGGGGCGGTTGTTGAAGCTGTGGGGCGAGCTCATGCAGGCCCCCGTCCAGGCACGCCACCACGCTTCCGTCGGCGCTGGCAACCGCTGTGCGGCTCACGGCGCCTTGGTCGTTGGTAATCACGTCGACGCGCTGGACGAGCGGGGATTCCTCGCCGACGCGAAGAACGCGGACGCTGTCCTGCTGAAACGACAAAATGGGGTATTGGCCGTACTGCCCCTCCGACACTTCTTGACCGACGGCCTGAAGCGCGAGCACCCGGTCGTCCTGCGACCGGGCATCGGAAACAAGGTTCTCGGCTGGCCGCTCCATCGGACGATACGGCTCGGACCACACGATGAGGTTTGGCTCGATGCTCAACTTCTCATTTTGCTCGTCGGTGACGGCATGCGTGTCGTCGGCTACCGACTGAATTGTCCACTGGACGTCGCTCTTTTGATTGTTTGAGGACTGCGCAAACGCCCGAATAGTACCCCCGTCGTTGTTGTTATCGACGCTTACAAACACCTCATTTTCAATGCGGGTGTATTCAGCCTCGGCCGGGTCGAACCCGGAAAGTGTGATAGAACCATCATCCTCAAAACTCCTCGTTCCGGTGTCACCCGTCGTGCCGCCAGCGATAAATGCGCTCTCGGTGCTCTTGTCGGATACGAGCACGTTCTTGTCTGCATCCAAAATGGCAACGCGAACAAATGCCTCTGCGCTTGCTTTATCGTTTTGGCCCTGCGTCTCCACCTCGGCCTTGAGGTAGTAGTCGACCGTCACCTCGACCACGTCTTGCGAGCTACCAGTCACGTCGGCCTCAGAAAGCCGGGATACTTTGTCGGTATCTATCTGGTCTGAATTGCCTTGTGACACGTCGTTTTCGTCCAGCGATTCTCCCGCACTAAGGGGGCCGGTCCACCCGTCTTCGCTGCCAACGTCGAGCACGGCGCCGTCGCTGGACGCGACGGTCAGGTCGAGCGGGTCCTTTACGTCGCTGTACGCAAACGTCGCCGCGGCGGCTTCCTCGAACGAGCGGTCGCTCCCCGGTAGGAGGATGGATTGCCACGTCGCCGACGAAAGCGGGTCGCCTTCGGTGTAGTCGGTGGATTTATACATTTCCCACCGCAGGGCTCGCGGGTCTGGATACCACACCAGGTTGCTCCGTAGCGAAGCCGCCTCGGCCGAGGCGGTGTCATAGGGAAGCGGGGCCGAGTTGCGGACCACCTCCCCGTCGGTCGTCTCTACCCAGACGGTAAGAAGGACCCACTGGTCGTTTCCGTTCGCGTTCTCCCGGCCCTCTTTCCAGCGGAGGATTTTCTTCAGCGGCGGCCGTTTCAGATCATACGCAAGGTCGCCGAGCAAGAGGCGCGCGTTGTAATTGTACGAAGCCCCGGCCATGAGCCGGTGATGCTGGATCGCCGAGCCGCCAAACACCTCTCCAGAAATGAGGTCCTGATGTGTGCCCTTCCAAGAGGCCCCGAACCCTACCTCCGGCGTCGAAATGCTGGTAAGGCGGTATCCGGGTTGCTTCCGGGCTGGGATGGTGGTGGTAGTATTGCCATTGTCGTCGGTTTTTTGGACCGGCCCATGGCCAATCACGAGGAGCTTGCTTATGCGCTGCTTCCAATAGTCGGGCAGGGCCTCGGTGAACCGCAAGATTTTTGCACGCACCTTGAACGGCCCGCTCTCGCTCACTTCGACGAGTGATCCGGCCGGTCCCACGGCGCCGGTGTCCAGTTCCCACGCAAAACGGAACAGGTATTCTCCGGCATCGAGGCCCCCATCGCCATTTGTGAGGGTGGTCGAGACGCTCACCAGCGGCAACTCCGGCCAATCGTATTCGGCGACCGTGTCGCCGTGCAGGACGAGGCCCTGCTCCGGAGCGCCGACGCCTGGGCCGCTGGTAATGGCGATGTGGACAATCTGCTGCCCCTGCGAGAACGATGCCCGGTGCGTGTCATCGGCCGTGTCGAAGGCGTACACCTGTTTCTCGGTGTATTTCTGCCCCGGATCAATGATGTAAACGCCGTCGGCCTTGAGGGCGATGAGCCGGTTTAGGGACTGGTCCGGGTCGCCGGCCAGGTCGGCAAAGCGCGACATGTTCGATCGGCGCTGCCACCCGAGCGAGAGGATGCCCGTCGACGTGCCGCGAGGGTCGGCCACTTTCGGCACCTCCCACACCGCCCCGTCCCCTCGCCCGGTCGCCACCAAGTCCCACAGCAGGCGACACGCGCCGCTGGGTAGCTGGTGGCCAGGCGTCGTGAGGTCCAGCCCGCGGATCGGAAATGTAGTCTTCTGGCGCTCGCCCATCGAGTCGGGAAGTACGGGTCGTGAAACTAGCTATCGGTCTGCTCGCGAGCCTGCTCAATCGCCGGCTGCACCATCGGCTGCTGGCCGGCCTCGATCTGGCGGAGAATGACATTGGCCGCCCGTTCCATAATCTGGTGGCCCGGCTCCTTTTGGGCAGCGAGGGTGTAGCTCGTCGCGTACAGAATGATCGCCTCTTTGAGGATCTCGGGAGCGTCTTCAGGCGCCAGTTCGGGCAGGTAGGCGAAGCGGTCGATCGTTGGCGTGGCGTCCTGCGGCCAGCACCGAATCAGCTCGCCGCTTGCCCCGCCGGGGTCGGGCGCCTTTGTCGCGACCGGGTTGTGGGCGCTGGCGGCCGTGAACGAGTTGTACTGCATGCGCACCCGGTCGGAGCGCCGATCGACCAGCTCATAGAGGTCCCGCTTCCAATCAGCGAGACGCAACTCCATGAAGCGAGTGAAGTTATCTGGAAGCTCAATCTCGGTCGCGTTGTGTACGTTGGCGACCGCCTGTTCAGAGCCGTCGGTGCTGGCCTTGTCGACGGCCTCCCGGGGAGCGGCGTTGAACACGTGCCGCATCGCCGTCACCAGGTTGCTATACATCGACGCCCGGTTGGTAGCAATCGTCTGGCCAGTCGCAAGCTTTTGGTCGGCGTGGTACTCCACCTGCGAGACGAGCTCGTCTTGGGCGGTCGTGGCGTTGTACGCAAACGTAGCCATAAGAGAAAAAATGCTGTTTGGACTTACCCAAGCCACCGCCCCGGCCGCGTCGTCGTGCGCTGCTTGCGCGGCGTCCGCTTCAGGGAGCCGAGCATACTGAGATACCGTTTTTTGAGTCCCTGGGCGACCTCGAACTCGCCGATGTCCTCGAAGTGCTGGATCAGAATGCCGTCGACAAGGGGCTTCTCGAGCTCCGGCGGCAGGTGGTCTGAGAGATCCCCTTCCGGCTCCTCGTCACTACTGAAGGAGGCGTCCGTCTCTCCGATCAGGCTCTCGGCGATGTAATAGAGCCGGATCGTGCCGCCGGTCGTGGGCGGCGCGTTGAGCCACAGGCTGCCGCCGTAGAAGCCGCCTCCGGTCACCTCCCCTTCCGTGCCGGCCGATAGGTGCTGCTCGGCCCGTGCCCGGGCCCGCTCGCCAGGAATGAGGTCCAGGCTCTTCCCGTCCCCCTGGCCCGAGGGCGTCCAAATGATCTCGAGGACGCGCCCGACACTCCGGGCGACCTCATGCTCGGCCGACCCCTGCGAGACCGAAATCTCGGCCCGGGCCTTGATTCGGCTCGTCTCTTGGGCAATCTCGATCGCTGTATTCCGGGCGTAGTCTCTCAGCACCGGGTCGTCGGTGTCGTCCAGGGCGATGGACGGATCGCTGTATTGTCGGGCCAGCCGTCCGGCCCGGCGCTTGGCCCGGTCGATGGAGTCCTGAAGCGTCGGCATTGGCTGCACGAGGAATAGATCCAGGGACGTTTGCGCGCGAACGGGGCGACGCCGTCGCCACAGGCGTCGGCGCTTAGAGGTTCGGAAACGAGACCCCGAACTCCTCGGCCACGTCGCGGATTTCTGTCACGGAGAGATTTTCGTTCTCCGTGAGCAGCGCCTGGCGCGGCACGTTGTAGGGCTCGTCCATGAGCACCTCGGCCGCCTCGGTCTTCGAGGTGACCGTCTCGACTGGGCCGGTGGCCGACTCGGTCTGGGGCTCGGTTTTGACTTCCTCATCGGAGTCGCTGGTATCGGCCTCCTGGAGGTCGGTATTTTCGCCGGTGACCTCCGGAGTGCCGGAGACATCGACTTCCTTGAAGACACGGCCGCCGTTGGCCACGTTCATGTCGCTCTCGCGGAGGGCCTGTAGCTCGAGCTGACTCCGCGGGCGGTGGCCCTGGCCCGGCTCGATCACAATCTGTGGGAACGTCTTCCGGTCGACAATCGCCCGTCCCTTGTGCATGACCTCCCGCTCCAGCGGCGGAAGCGTAAAAATCTCCTTCCGGTCGCGGGCGCTGACAAAACGAATGGTGCTGAGGTCCTCCTCTTCGGTGGCAGTCTGAGTAGCCATAGCAGAAGAGCGTCAAAATGACTGGTATGCGATGCCCAGTGGCATGCCCAAAGGGCAACCCCTTCACTACAGGACGTTCATTAGCTGCCCTCGATTTCGTAGTGAACGTCCGGGTTGGTGACCGCCAGCGCCGACTTTTCGATGTACTGCTCGGCGTCCGCGTCCTCGCCGCCGGTGCCCTTGAGGTCGAGCTCTCGCTTGTCGATCGGCTGCATCTCGGCTTTCTCCACGGCCGCCAGGTCGACCACGAACCCATAGTGGCTCCGGTTGAGCTCGTCAAAGCCGGGGTGATGGACAACCATCGTCCGGCCATGGCGCGTGCGCAGCTCGGTCGCCTGCACGCCGGCCACTGTCCGCGTCGGGACGTTCTGCATGGCGTCCAGCATCACCTTGTCGATCTCGGCCGCCAGGTTCTTGTCGGCAAAGAGGACTCGGTTTTTGCGGCCTGTATTGCCCGTGTAGATCTCGGTATGCCAGTCGATCAGCTCGCCCTCGCTGATCCCGCTCGAAATCGTGTAGTTGAGCGTCTGGCTCGTGTAATGGGCCAGGCCGCCCATCGTGGTGCGGAGCTTCCCGTCGTCTGGATCGGTCGTAATCGAGGGCTTGCCGAAGAAGTAGTTGTACTCCATCGAGCGCCTCAGATCGACCAGGTTGTCGGCCCGGCCGCGGCGCCAATCGTCCATCGAGTAGTTTTTCGTCCGCTGCCGGTGATCACTGGCCTTCACCACCGCGTCGAAGGTGTGGATGTAGTTCCAGTGCAGGACCGGCTGGGTCAGACGCGAGCGGCTGGGCTCGTCGCTCTCCGACTTCGTGTTGGCGATCCGCACGATCGGATCGCCGCTGGTGACGTCCGGCACCGTGCCAAAGTTTTGCGACGACCGTGTCTTGCTCGACTGCGTCGGCAGCGCATACACGGTGATTGTGTCGTTCGCAAAGTCAACGTCGCTTACGAACAGGTTCGGTGCCGTGTCGTCATTGGCCAGATCGGCAATGTCGTGGGGCCGCCACATGTCGGCATTATCCACGTCGAGGGGGACCGCGGCACCGGCGCCGTGGGCCGAGCTATCGGCCGTAATTTGATCGTTGCGGGGCGGTGTCCGGTCGACGCGCTCCCACTCGATGATGATGTTTTCGGCCGGCTCGCGCCTCCGGGCCCGCCTGAGCATCTGATCGAGGGGCGTCTGGGCCGCCTCGTCCATGTATGTCAGGGCGTCGGAAACGTCCCGAACGAGATGGTCCTCGTTGGTCGTTGTCTCGCCCAGGTCCTCGATTGTATTGCCGAGGAGCACGGGAAGGCCAAGCGCGGCGGCCGGCTGCACCAAAAAAGCGACCACCAGGGCGGCAAGCGCCACAAACACTATTGTGGGTCGCCAGCGGTCACGAGAATGCTGCGAGGTCAAAAGGGTTTTAAGGGGCTGCATGGGTCGTCGCTCAGTGATGAACGTGCGATGGACCCTTCACTGCTGGGCCACGAGTGGCCTGCCCCTTCACTGGCAAGTGCAACTAGCAAGTGCGTGTCGGTCGTAGGTAGGAGCCGGTTGGCTACTCTGTAAGCTTGGCCAACGGATCGCTGCGCCGCTGGAGGCTTTGTGCCAGGTCGGCCGGGGACTCCTCCTCGCCCTCAGAGTCGGGCGTGGTGTCCTCGCTCGTGTCCGAGGAGCGGAGCTTGGCGACGCCGTCTCCCTCCTTCTTCTCCCGGCGCTCGCGAATGGCTTCATTGCGCCCCTCCTTCTTGGCCTGCTTGCGCTTTTCCTCCAGGATGGAATCGAAATTGAGGCCGCGATAAATAACTTTGGCGAACTCCTCGGACGGGTTGTTGATAAAGTCGGCAATCTGGCGCTGGACCTGCTTTGTCTCGCTGTCCGAGAGCTCCTCCTCCTCAGCCAGCGTCTTGATCGAGCTCTGGGCGGTCTTGGCCAGTTCTTCCATGTCCTCCTCGACCTGTCGGAGCTGCTGCCGCCGCTGCTCGCGCTGGGCCCGCCGTTTCTCTCGCTCGCGCAAGGCTTCTCTGTAGGCCTCCTCGTCTTCCTCCGGATCAGGGAGATCGACCTCGAAGTGGTCGCGGGCGATCGTGTCCAGATCGGCCGTGCCGTTCTGGGAGACCTCGGTCAACACGTCCCCCAAGAAGCTCTGCATCTCAGGATGTGACTCAATCACAGACACGATGGCGTCGTTACCCTGGCGCTCGCGCTCGAGCTCCTCCTGGACGTCCTCCAGACTATCGACGTGAAGGTCGTCGTACGTCTCGTTGAGCGTGCCGACGAACTCCTCCACGCGATCGGGCGCTTCCGCCTCGGTCTCCTCCTCGGTGTCTTCAGCCTCTTCCGATTCCACGGCGTCCGCGTCGGCTTCTACCTCCTCTTCGTCGACGTCCTCTTCCTCGTCGACGTCTTCAGGCTTGGCAGTGTCCTCGGCCTCAGCTGTCGGGTCCTTAGCTGCCGATTCCTCAGCTGCCGACTCCGAAGCGGTAGCTGAGGAGTCGGCCTCCTCCTGGAGGCTCTCCGGTGCCTCGCTGGTGACGTCAGTTTTCATCTCGTTCTCCAGCGACTGGAGGGCCTGCTCGAAGGTCGTTCCCTCGCCGCTGTCGGTCAGGTCGGCCAGGTTGTCGGTCGCTCCGTCGACGAGTTCGGCGTTGTCGACGTTAGTAGCGGGACCGTCGGGGCGGTCGCCGTCGCCAGAGGTGTCGCGCGAAGAGGTTGGGGCCGCGTCGTCGTCCGCGGCGTCGGGGTCAATGAGGGCCATGAAACTGTAAGAGCGATGAACGAGAGCAAATCAGTGTTTGCACGCGAACGATCGTGCAGGCAATTAGGCCTGAGCGGGCCCACCTGTAGGAGCCCCTCCGGCGGGGCCGCCTCGCGGCACAGCAGAGGGCGTGCCTCCCCCCGCCCCCATCGGGTTCTGCGTGGGCGCGCCTTCCTGGGCGGCCGGGGTCTGCTGTGCCTGCATGAGAAGCGTCCGGGCCTCCACATCTCCCGCTTCGGCCGCATTCATGAGGGCCTCGGACAGCTCCGGATCGGCCGTGTCCATTGCGGTCGGCGCGCCGATCAGAGGGTTCGAGCGCTTGACGATCTTCTGCAGTTGCTGCGCCTTCGGGTGAGCGGAGACCTGAAGAAACTGCGGGAACGTGAGGTAGCCGCCCTCCAGGAACTCGCGGAGCGTCTTTTCGAACTGCAGGCGAAAGGTAGCGGTGTCCTGCGTGTCGGCCACGGCCACGTCGTAGTCGAGCTCGCGGACGCGCTCGGGATCGTACTGCACCAGGGGCGCCCGGTCGCCGGTGGCCAGCGTCCGCGGCTCGTCGTAATACTGCATGATGCACTGTATAGCCTTTTTGTCCAGGCGATACAGCGTCTTAAAGAAGGTGTCGAAAAAGGTGAGGGTCGTCATCGACGCCTGGACCTGCTGCTGGGCGTACAGGCTGGCGGGCGTGCCGCTGGGCGGCTCGTGTCCCTGCTGGGCCCCCAGAACGCCACTGAGCTCCTTGACCCACTGCTTCTGGGAGGCAAGCCACTCAAACAATCCCGCGGGGATGCTGGCGGCCGTGACCTGCTCCATGGCGCCGGAGACGTTCTGATTGCCCTTAGGCTTCAGCGCAATCACGCCGTTGAAGCTCGTCCACTTCTCGGCCACCTCGTCGAGGCTGATCTCCGATTCCTCGATCACGTTTTCGTCAACGAGGAGGACGCCCTTTGCGCTGGCGGACAGCATGAAGTCGATCGCTGAAGTGATCCGGTTGATGAGGCGCTGGGGATCCTGGATGTCCTCAACTAGGCCCCACATCTCCCCGTCCATAAACTGCGCGAATCCGACCACGTAGGGGTGTTCCTGATGCCAGTACGGCGTCTCGCCCTGGTCCAAGACGTGTCCTTCGGGGCTGAGAAAGGCGTAGTGCCAGACCGGCTCCTTGGTCGTTTCCACCTCCAGCTGCGGAAAGCCCATCTGAGCACGAAACTCGTTTTCCAAGAGAATCTCCTCCTGGCTCCAGGTAATCCTGGCCTCGTCCCCAGTAAAGGGGTCGTGGACAACCTTAACCCACTCCCACTCTTTGTACCAGACCTCGATGGCCCGGCATTTCTCAGGGTCGTTCGGGTAGTAGAAGTCCAGGTTGTCAGCCGCGTCGAAGCCGCTCGGGCTGTGCCGGTCTTCCATCGGGTTCGACCGGTCGGCGTAGACCTGCCGGAGCTGCTCTTCGTGCGCGGGGCTGTCGGCCAGCTGCTCCACGAGCTCGTCGATCGTAATCTCGTGGATTTCCCCGATCCGCCTGAGATTCGTGAGGCGCCGGTCCTCGACGTCGCGGTTGTAGAAGAGGCGATTTGTGGCCACCCGATCCATCTGCACCTCGTTCCGGTCCAGGCTCGGCTCCCAGCCGGCCGTCACCTTCCAGCAATGCATGCCGCTCACGAGGTGCTCCTCGAACTGGTCGGCCTCCAGGCTGTCCGCCTCATTGATGCGCCGAGCCGCCTTTAGGGCCACGGTCATCTGCTCGGCCGCCTCGTTGTCCTTGCGGTTGACGGCGTAGGCCATCCGCTCCGACTCGTTCTGGAGCATCTGGCCCTTCAGGTTGCGGATCGTCGGGGCAATGTGGTTCATCTTCACCGGCACGCGGCCCTGGCGCTCGATCAGCTCGCGCTCGGTGACCATGTTGCCGTCCCCATCGTCCACCTTGCGCTGCCACTGGTAGCCGCGGTAATCGTCACGGGCCTCCTTGCGACGCGTGCGATAGTCGCTGAGCTCAATCCAGTCCTGCTCGCACTCCCGAAGCTGGTCCATGGCCCACTGTGGGGGCTGCTCCAGCGGGTCGGGCGTGTCGGTGACCGCCTGCTCGGCCGGGGACGTGGGGCGATTGGGTCCGCGAACGGGGTCGTGCGTTCCGAAGCGGTGTCGATCGACCTCCTCGGCAGGCATCAGCATAGGGGCACGGGAGCAGACGCTCCAGAATGGCGAAAATAACCCAGCTCTCGCCGGGGTGCCCCTTCACAGGCAAGTCGCAAAGAAAAAAAGCCGGTGCGCGTCTCATCTGCGCTTCCCGGGGCCGGCCTGCTCCCGGGTGGTCTTACGGCCATGCGGGGTGCGCCTCACCGCCCGCCACCGTCTCAGTCTGGGCTGCCGACACCGGGCCCTGAAACGTCCATCCAGGGCCAGTGCCCAGCGACCACACCATCCTGGCGACAGCCGCTCTCTGCGAATAATCTTCTAGTCTCCGCGGGTGCGGAGGCACTGTACCGGTAGAGCGTCCATCGATCGATGCCCAGGGTCTATCTCCGCGGGTGCGGAGGCACTACTGTAAGCACTACTGCAAAAGGTTCCGGTAGGGCGCCCTCAATTGCAAGGCACTGACGCACCGTCTCCGTCGCGTTTGCCACTCAAGGGCTCCAGATGTAGACCCGTCGCATCCGATAGGTGTGCTCGGCAGTCTTCTCCTCAGGCACGTCGACGCGCAATACGTGCTCGGCAAAGGGCTCCAGGCGGCCAAAGACCTGATGCACTAGCTCGGTGCGCGTCCCGGTGAGCGGCTTGAAGATCTGCACGACGGCGTCGGTCCCGTGCTCATTGTCGATTTGGCAGCGCACCGCGTACTTCGGCACGTCCAGCAGGTCGCAGATCCACTGCTGCACGGCCTTTTCGGTTCTCGTCTCGTTCCATCCCTCGGGCCAGTCGTAGGCCATGTTTGCACGCGAACGACTGTGTTTATTAGATTACTCGACGAACCAACCTCTTAGAACCAAATCCTCGATTCCATGGCTGAATATCGCGTCTTCCTTGCCGATTTTAATCTTACTTTTGAGGCCGAATCCGTAAAGCAAAGTGGCTCCATGATTTACTTCTTTTCAGATGAAGCCTCTACTTCTTCTCAAACACCAGTAAACGACGCCGTCGCCGTATTCCGAAAAGAAAGGATCGAGGGATTCGTTAACACAGAAGCCTTTCACTAGGAAAATCGTGCCATCCCCGACTTCGGGGTCTTCACCTTCCGATCCCGCTCGATGAGCTTCGGCGGGTCCATGTGCTGCAGGGCCAGCCACACGGCCCCGGCCCGCGAGATGACAAGGTCGTCGTGCTGGCCCTCCTTCGCCCCCAGTCGGCCGTCGTCCTTCACCTCGTAGTAGTCCATCTCGTCGCAGGCCAGATCAGAACGCTCCACGTACGCCTCGTCTCGTAGCGTCGCGTTGAGGGCATCCATGATCATCGACTTCGACTCCGGGCTCGTGTGAAAACCAAATTTTCTGTATGTCTCGTCGTTCTTCTTATCTCGCTCGACGGTGTGAAATAGATTCCGCTCGTACACCTCACGGATCTCGTCGAGGACGGTCAGGCTGTGTTCGGTGTCCGGCTCGATCGAGTCGTCGTTTCGCTTTCGGTTAAGGCTGTTCTTCTCGATCGCCAAAAGCGCCCCCTCGTACCAGGCGCACAGCTGCACGGCGTACCACGCCGCCAAGTCCTGGTCCATGTGGCCTCGGTACTGGGCTCCCACCTCCGGCTCCGCCCCCCAGAGCATTGGCGCGCGGTCGATGACGCTCACCACGTGGTAGTCGCCTCCCTCCCAGCGGGCGCCAATGTCCATGAACGCGCAGTAGCGTCCTCGCACCCGGTAGCGCACCAGATCCAAGAGGCCGCCATAGTCGTCCCCCGGCTGGCGCCAGACTTTGATGTCGCCCTGGTCGTGCGGCTCGAAGGACAGATCCTCCAGCGCATTTTCGCCTTTTCGCCCCAGCGCCTGCATCCGGCCGCGCTCCGGCGCCGGCTTGCAGGTCCTGCGGGCGTTCTCCACATAGTTCGGCGAAAAGACGCGGCGGCCGGTGCTCTGGAACGCTTCGTCGGCGGTCGTCGGGTACTCGGCCTTCATGCGCCACTCGGCCGAATGGCTGGGCATGTTGCCCTTGCGGTACCGGTACCACCGAATGCCCTCGATCGTAGCTCCCTGGTCCCAGAGCCACCATTCGTACTCGGCCCAGGAGCGGACGAACTGGTTGACGTCCTTGACGGCCATCGTGTAGTCCTCGATCTCGTGCCAGCCGACGAAGAAGTTCGAGTAGGGGGAGTCACCCCGCTCAGCGCTCAGGTACTCGCGGTGAAAGTAGTTGCCCACGCCCTTCGCCGTCGACTCGCGAACGCAGAGCGTGTACGACCCATCCACCAGGCCACCCTCCAGGCTCTGCGCCAGGTTTTCCGCGTTTTGATGCGTCGTCGACTTCCAGAAGCCGACCTCCGAGAGATGAAGCATGTGGTACGTGTAAGCCCGCACGGCATCCGGGTTGCGCGTCGACGCCACACCGAGGTTTGCCTCCCGCTCGGGGACGCGCTTCACCGTCGTCATGCCCTGGTACGGCTTGAAGGTGATCGACCCGAAGGCGTTCGGGTAAAAGCGCCGCAGCGTGTCGTACATGCCGCGGATATGGAGCGCCTGGCCTTGGACGTCGGCCACAATCGCAATATTCCACCCTTCCCGGCGCAGCTGCTGCACCCAGGCCATAAAGAGCTGGACGAGGGTCGAGCCGCCCCACTGACGCGCCTTCACGAGATTCCACCGCACAGGCTGGCCACTGAAGAAGTCCTCCAGGAGGGCCGCCAGGAAGCGGCGCTGCGGCGGCCGCAGGACGAAAGCCTGAAAAACCTCCTGCTCCTCGTCCTCATAGTCGACCGCAGCGCCCCAGTCGCCGTCGCTGGTGTCAAGCTCGACGTTCTCCTCATCGCCCCGCTTGACCTGGATCGTGCAGGCCGCCTCGAACCAGAACTCTGGATCGTAGAACGCACGGGCCCGGAGGAAATGCTGATAGAGGGCCGCGTGCTCAGCGTCCGAGAGGCCGTATTCCTCCTTGCACTGCTCGAAGGTGCCGGCCGCCCGGATCTTCTCCGCGAGCTCGCTCTCGTGGAACGGCTCGGGCAGGTACACTGGCGGCTCGTCGTCGGCCATCTGCAGGGGCTCCCGGCTCCCGTAGCAGCCAATGCCCCGGGCCGGGTCGTACTCGGCCGTCCACCGCGTCCACCGCTTCTCGTTCTCCACCGCCATCGCCTCAATCCGATCGGCAGACACCTCTTCGTCCGGGGCAGTATCAGCGACAGGAGCGTCCATAAAAGAAGTGTTCGCGTGCGAACGTGCCCGCCCCCCCCTCACGCGAGCAGGTACCAGGCCGCCAGGATGACGAGCGCCGATACGGCGCCGGCGAGCCGCCAGACCCAGGGCCGGGCCACGAGCGGAATTTCCCGCCGAAACCCATTCACGACGTCCCACTCCTCCCCGGTCACCGGAAAGCGGAGGGCATACACGGGCTTTTTCTCGCCTCCGATTGAAAGCCAGATTGGACGGGTGTGGCCGTCCGCTCGAACACCGTTGACGTGGTCGCAGACAAATCGCGCCACGGCCAGGGGATCATCCAGGTCGCCTATCTGCCAGTAGTCGCCCGCACGCTTGATGTAGTCAATCTGCATAACCGGTCGGTCACGATGGGTTCAGAAGCGCTCGGACCTCCGCCTCAACAATGAGCTCCTCGTCTACCTCAGCACTGAGCCGCTGAATGGCCGCCTTGTGACCGATCTCCTTCCGGAGACGGAGATACTGATGGAGGACCTCCTGATCGAAGAAGATGACGGTCTCTTCCTTCGGGACATCCGGAAAGTGGTAGAGTAGCGGGTCTGTAATCTTCGGCCGACGCGGTGTGTCGGATGCTAACTCAGAAATATCTGTCGTTCGGAGCTTGACCTGCTGCCAGCCCCACCGGCTCAAGACCACGGCGACAGGTGGCGGTGGCATTTCCTGAAGCTTCTTTGCTGCCTGGACGAAGTCGGAGAAGTTCATTAGCCTTCGAAATTTGAGTCGACGTTGGGACTGTACCCGTACTTGGAGATGAGATTCGCGAGGTCCACGTCTTCGATCGGCGGCGGACTGTCCCAGGTCAAGAGCACGAGCGGCCGCCTGTGCGTTTCGCCTGGTTCCCAGACGACGTAGCCGTCCCAAGGTAGGACCAGGTGGTAGGACACGCATGTAGTACCAGCTCTTTCCTGATGACGCTTTCGTAGACCTCCTTCAGGTGTCTGACCTCGGCCTCGTCCAGGTTCGCCACTCGCACAATTTTGTTGGTGTTGTCCCGGTACTCGTCTGGAAACAGATCACTCATTTGCTTCGCTCTCTAGCAGTTCGGGATTCTGGTGAATGTTGCCGATCACTCGAGCAATGCCATTCCAGTCGTCCAGAAGCTGAGCGCCCAACCAGTAGGATCCGCGCTCAAACTCGACTGGAATCGGCGATTGAAATTCTGGATCGTCAGCATCCAGAATATCCCCCTCGTAAATTGGCTCGTCGTCGGCGTCGTCGAGGCCGGTGTACTGCATGATGTCAACCTCGGAGCGTGGCCAGCCGTGCCCTGAGACTATCGGTCCCTCGTCAGGAGCCTGAACGTGGACATTGTTCTCCCCCACAGCCACCTTCGTAAACATTCCCTTCTCAGGGTGCCACACCCGGAAATTCTTTGTGCTTCTCATCGATCTATCGCTCTCTGATGATCCAAAACTCTCGAGGATCGCCGGCGAGGCCGTCGCCGCTTGGGTGCGGGTCGTGCACCAGGCCATTTCGTCCCCATACGACCGCGTGTCCGAAGTCGCCTCGGGGACTCTGACCGCTGGCCATCACGCGCCGCGGTAGCTCATCCCAGTTGAAGTTCTTCTCCAGCGGCTTCGAGACGTACTCGACGTCGTACCCGAGCCACTGGAGCCAGAGACGCATGGCTCGGTGCCAGTACGGCTTCCGAACATGAGCATCCTCGGGCTCCTTGGCAAAGTACTCGTCTCGATGGAACGGCGGTACGTACCGCTTCGGAATGCAGAGAGTGGCTCCCAGCGCCGTCCGTAGGCAGTCGCCCTCGCCGCCCTGGCTCACCAGGCTATCCTGCTCGGGGGCGTCGGCCGGATGCTCGGTCCAGTTCTGCGTCTTGGCCAGGCGCTTCCCGAGGAGCCGCTCTGCCCAGCGGATCGTGTTGGCCTGGCTGGTCCACTCCGGCCAGTCGTGCTCCTCCGGATTCTCAACGTCTTGCTGGCGCATAAGCTCGTTGTGCGCCTCGTTCAGGTTGCGGATTGCCTGTTCGAGGGCCCTCTCGAGCTTGTCGATGTACGGCCGCGGGTCGCTCATTGCACTTCTAACGCTAGTTGGGTCACCCATCATCTCCCGGAGTCGTGTCGATGTTGTAGCGATCGCGGAGCTCCCAGAGGCCTTTGCGACTAATTCCCAGGGCCTCCGCGGCCTCCGCGTAGGTGTCGTGAGCCCGAATGGCGCGCCGCATTTGCCAGACCCGAATCTCGTCGAGCGTGGCCGTGGCCGGCGGCAGCACGTCCACCGCGTTCAGCCGTACCCACTTGGTTTCGGAAAGCATGGCACGCTCAGTTCAGCGAAAAAGCGCGCTGGCAAAACATGAGGGGGTCGTTGTCTTCCCCGATCTGCCGCGTCACAAGCGGCGTCGGCCAGGCGTACGGAATCCATCGGGCGTCTCGGCTCCAGTCGTCCGTTTCGCTGGCACGCATGGTGACCAACAGCGCGTGGTCGCCGACCGAGTGGGCCCGGTCGAGGTCGAGATACAGCTTTTCGAGAGAGCCAGCAATAATCTCGCGGCAGGTCTCCGCCGAAAGGTACAGGCGCATTTTCTCGTACTGACCCCTCGGCAGCCAGGCCACGCGCCAGACCCATCGGACCGGCGTTCCGTAGTCCGGTCGTCGGGCCTCCAGCACTTGGTCGACCTCGTAGCGAGCCGAAATCTGCAGTTTAGGCATGGTTAAGCTTCAACTCCAGCAGCCTCCAGGAAAATTAGCGGGTGAGAAAGTCGGGAACGTCCTCCTCGCTTCGATCGGGCGGCTCGGTGTCTGGCATCTGTCGGCTCGCAAACCAGCTGTGTTGCTCGCGCGGGTCGCTGGGAAAGCCCCAGAGCAGGAGCCAGCAGAAGAAAAGCCGGCGCCACAGCGGCAGTTCGGCCGCTTCCGTCACGAACCGCCGGAAGTCGCGCCGGTGCTGGCGCCGCACGTACTGGCGCATCTTCTTGAAAAGGTCGTTGCGCCTACTCATAGAGCTCCTCGGCTGTATTGCGAAGGATCTGGGTGAGCTGATCGGACAGATCGAAGCGCCCAGCATTGTGCTCGATCGAGTCATAGATGTCCTGATCGTCGTCATGGCGCTCGCTGGCGGCCTTCCAGTCAACGAGCATCTCAACCACGTCCGCCAGCGTCATGCCGGCCACGCCGTGCTCATAGTGCTCGGGGTGATGCGAGTTGTGCGCGTAATGGTGCTCCAAGGCCGGCTCCAGCTCCTCCAAGAGCTCGTTGTACTCGTCGGTGCCGTACTCGACGTCAACGATCAGAGGAGTTCGCGAACGCGCTCGATGTGATCCAGCGTCTCCTCGTAGTACTTCATCTCGATCCCTCAGAGGGTCACATTCAGAATGTTAACGTTGAGCCCCATCTTCTCCGTCGCCGTTTCGAGGTGCGAGCGGGCGGCCGCCTGGGGATCGGCCTCGACGTCGTCGGTCATCTGGTACATCTTGTCCAGATGCTTCAGAACGTCCTGCGAGTCGTGCATCTTGATGTTCGGGTTGCCCCGCCTGTCGTAGGAGAGCTCCTTGATCGCCCCCAGGGCCCCGCGCCGGCGGGCCTTCTCCAGGTTGACCACCAGGACCTCGATCGTCACGGCCGCAAAGCAGAGGCGTCCCTGTTCCGTTTGCGCGCGAACGTTCTCCAGCGTCACGCCGTCCTCTTCCCCATCCTCGGTCGAGTGGGCGAGCTGGTGCAGGAGCTTTCGCTCCTCGGCCTCCTGAGCCGTGAGTTGAGTCACCTCGCAGCCGCCCACGCTGGCGGTGAGCTCCTCGGTGACCTTCCACTCCTCCCCCGGACGGTAGCACACGTAGTGGGTCACCTCCACCCAGTCGGCTACGTCCTCGATCGTCGTGGTGGCCTGGCGGCTCAGACGGTGGCGGACCTCCGAGCGGCTGAGTGTCTCCGCACGCGTGAGCGTGCGGATCGCGCGCTTGATATGCGGCTTCTGCAGGTTTTTGTAACCAATTGTGGTATAGGAGCTGGCGTACCCAGCCATGCGAGCCGCCTCGGTCGCGTTGCCGCGGGCCCCTCCCACATAAGCCTCCACGAATTGACGCTGTTTTCGGCTCTTGCAGTGGCTGAGCGCCTCCTCTCGCGTCTGCAGCTGCTCGACCTCCGTCGACGTCGTAGGCTCAGAAGCGACAGCCATAGCGGTGTCTGACATTGCCGGCGGCGCGTGTTACCGATCGTAACAAAGCGTGCCCGCAGTATAGGAGGCCCCCCGGACGGCAGACGCATCGACGGCGTTGCAACGACGAGAAGACGATAGAAATGGACGGTCTCGATGCACGGCTCCTGTCGCATCTGCCGTCGCGGGCCCGACATATGTTGGCGGCCGCCCCTTCACTGCACGCCCCATCGCCCTCCCGAGCGACAGCTCCGGCGGCGGTGGGGTGTTTTTTGTTGAACGACAGCTTTTGAGGGTCACTGGTCCCAGCCCGGATCGGGTTTCTGTCTGTCGTCTCAACGACAACCTTCAGAAAAGCCCCCGGCTCCTTGTCCGGGTGTTCTGAGCCAGCCAACATGATCTGACAGTCGTCGTACTTAGCAATCTCATCCAGCGTCTCCGCGCAAATCCGGACGGCGTACGGTTGGTATTGCTTTCGAAAGCGGCCGCGGATGGGTAAGTCGTAGCGCTCTTCTGCGGATGTATCACTCATGTCGCATTTTGCTCGTCGGGGTCGTGTGGCAACTCGTCGATCGTGCTTTCAGGCACCGTGCACCGAAGGTTGACCCATCCGGCCCCGTGCCCGGTCACCCTCACGTCCTGGGCGCCAATGGCCTCCAGAATTGACTGGATGCGGTACAGCTGCCGCGAGCGAACGCGGAGCGAAACGGGCTTGAGCGTAGGGGTTGGCGTGCTCATGGCGTCGTGTCAGCGAGTTCGCCGAAAAAAGCTGTCGACATCAGTGCGGGGGACGAGATCGGGCACGTTTTATCTGTTGACCTTTGGGAAGAGAACGCGCTGCTCACCGACCTCAGCGGCGAGGGTCCAGGTGTGGTTCGGCTGGCCGAAGCGCCCCTCCCGCATCTGATCGGTCTTTTCGAGAACGCCCCGCTCGGTGAGGTTTGTGAGCGCACGACGCACGGACGTAATGGGCACGCCGGGGAGGATCTTCTTCTGCACCTCGAAGGGCGTGAGGTGAGCGCCAGGGCGGTGCTCAAAGAACGTCTGCACGCGCTCCTCCTGGCTGTCGGCCTGTTCAATGCGCTCATGGAGGGCGTTTCCTTCGAGGCCGGTGGTGTTGTGGTAGGAACTACTCATTAGGTATCAGGGTCAGTTCATGCGCTCGTCGGAGATCCCGTCGCTCTCAAAGAGGCTGCTCTGCTCGCGGGCCCCGTTCAGAAACCCGACCGCTGCAACACAGACCTCGCGGAGCACGCCCCGCTCCTCCTCGGTCGGAATGGCATCGGGGGTGGCGATCGTGACGGTCGTGTCCTCGCCAGCCTTACAGGAGACCCAGTAGCGGACCTCGGAGATCATGTCTCCGACCCGGCTGAGCTTGACTGTCGTCACCCGGGCGTCCTGGAGGTCCCATTCGACATTGCCGATCACCGACTCGATGTGGTTCTTCCAGAAGGGAACCAGCCGCCTCCATGCCTGCCGGAACTCCGAGTGCGGAAGCTCCTGGAATTGATCTTTCGCCTCCTTCAGCGTGTCATCCGCCCCGAAGGCCGTGTACTCGAACGTGAGGTCGGGCAGCCCGTCCGACGGATTCTTGAACTTGATCTTGTCGAAGCTGTGGTCGGAATAGTCCATTGCTGATGGCTCATGCAGTGAGTGAAAAACGTAAGGTGAGTCCAGCGTCCTCAGCTCAGCGGCACACCAGCCACCGTGGAATGGCCCGCTCGCGCAGCTCGTTGATGCGGCGCGTGGCGGCGTTGACGTGGGTCTCTTCGACGTAGTGCAAGCACGCCCACACCGTCCGTCACGAATGGCCGGCATGGCGATCGTTCTCAGAACTGTACGACGGCACGTTCCCTAGCGCCCCCTCGACGTCGGAATGCAGCTCGTTGAGCTGGTCGAGTTCCGGTGCCTCCGGTTCGTACGTCTGGAGGTAGGCCTGTCGGCGGCCGATCATGGAGCGGATGCTCTTTAGCTCGTTCGACCGGGCCGCCGCCCCGTCGAACTCCTTGGCGGCCTCAAACTGAGACTGGAGCTGCTCGACTGTGGCTGTCGGTGCCTCGGGATCTCGGATGCCCACTTCGATCCCAATCAGGTCGAAAAACATCTCGAACTGCTCCATCCAGGCCGAGTACTCGTGCTGCTCCTCCCAGTCCATCTCCCAGCGTATGAGGCTAGTCACATTCTCCAGCGCCCCGTCGATCAGCGCCTCTCGATCGAGCTCATTTGCGTCCTCCATCCGCGCGCTCTTCAGCTCCCCACGCGAGCTCATCAGCGCCAACACAGTCGTAGAGGCGTCATCCAACAGCGGCCGAAGCTGACTCGTGACGTGCTCCTGAAGCCGATCAATGCGCTCTTTCTCCAGGTTCTCCTCTTCTAGGTTCTCTTCTTCTTGGGCCTCCTCCTTAAACTGCTCCAGGCAGTGGCAGTGGCCATTCTCCCCGTGGTGGCAGACCCAGCGGGCGGGGATGTCCTCCGGAGACATCCAGCGGTTGTGGTTCCCGTCCGAGCAGAGCTTCAGGTTCTCACATCCGGTCTCCAGCGCGTGCGCTACGGCCTCCTCGTCCTGGTCGTGGCTCGCCATGCGACTGTCATCGTCGAAGGGCAAATGATTCCCGTACTCGAGCCCAGACGCGACCTCGACGCCCAGTTCGCCCGCCCCCTTCTTTGCAGCGTGCTCCCGCCAGGCCCGGCGCTTTGCGTGCAGGCACGTCCGGTTCGGGCAGCGCAGCGCCCCATTGTGCGTAAACGCCAGCGGGCACTCGGTACAGGTCGGGCTCTTCACTTCGTCGTCGAGAACGTCCAGCTCCTCTCGGGCCACAAAATTCACGTCGGCCGGGAAGTCCTCGCCGTCGATTGCCGGCTTGTCCAGAGTCATCCGCACGGCACGGCGTACCGCCGAGGAGTCGACCTCTTCGGGGTTCTCCTCAAGATCTTCCAAAATACGCCTCAGAAAGTGACCCTTCACTGCTTCCTTCTGCTCTCCCGAGAGCTCCTCGAAAGGCACCAGCGCGCTGGCCACACGCTCGGAGACATGCCCCTCCTCGACCTTCTCCAGGGTCTCGTCCCCCAGGCAAAGAAGTCGGAGCTTATTCGACACCGTCGACCGAGCCATCCCGAGCTTCTCGGCCACCTCGGTCTGATTGAAGCCGAAATCTTCCATGCGCTGCCCGATCGCCTTCGCCTCCTCAATCGGGCTAAGGGCTTCCCGGTCATGGTTCTCTGACCAGGCCAGGTCAGCCATGGCCTCGTCGGACAGCTGCTCCAGGTACATCGGCAGGAAGCCGACGGCCAAGCCCTCCGGCAGGTCGTCCCGATCAATCGACCGAGGACTCTCCTCGTCCGGCCGCGAGGGGCGCCGGCCGTCGTCGATCCACGTCTCAAGCAGGCTCGCGGCCCGCCGGCGGTTGTGGCCGTAGGCCAGCTGAACGCGGGCCTGCTGGTCCTCGGAGAACAGGCGGTCGATCTCCGATTGCGTGGTGAGCGTCAGCTCGTCGACGTCCATCACGTCCTCCGGGCCGGTGACCAGCCGCCCCTTCGGAAGCTGCTGCAGGCCGTGGCGGAGCATCGAAAATGCAATTCCTCGGATATGCTCCGAGTCGTAATGAAGGCGCGTCTGCCACGGATTGTCGTCGATGCGGTCTAGAGAAACTTGGATGGTTCTCATGAAACCAGTGGGTTGGGTTGTGAGCGATATTTGCGCGCGAACACTCGGAGTTAGAGATCCATCTGGAGCTGTTCCTCCTCCGGGGATGCTGGCTGGAGGAAACAGGCCCCACGGACGACCTCGAAGGCCCCCGCCCAGCGCTTGCGGAGGGCCCGCTCGACATCCACGTACTCGCGGAAGGGGAGGCTGCCAACGATATCGCCATCACGGACCAGACGGGCCTGGTAGGTCGTCCGGTCAACGCGAATGACGGCTCCCTCTTCGAAGGCCTCCTCGGCGCGTCGAACGTGACGGGGCCAGTCGTTGCGGGGCGGGGGCGTGCTCATCCGTCGGCGGGATCCGTGGAAGAGTGCGAGCGACGATCTCGAGCCTCTTGCTCGGCTTCGTCGATCAGGTCCTGAAAGTTCTCTGGGGACGGGTCGCCCGAGCCGCGGCCCTCTGGCGAGTGGTCATCAGATTGGGATCTTCTCGCCGGCGTGCTTTCCTGACGAGTGTTTTCCTGACGGGTGCTCTCCTGACGAACGGCCTGCGGTAACGGATAGCCCTCCTCGACGGCCGTGACGATCCAGCCAGCCGACTGTGGCGCGCTCCGCCAGCCCTGATCGCGCTTGTGCCAGTAGTGCTTTAGCTGCAGGACGATGGCGCGTGGGTCGTGCTCCTCGACGAGGCGCTCAGCGTTTTTCTCAGAGACGCCCTCCGCCACGAGGGTTGCCACCAGGTCTTCCTTAGTGGTAAATTTTTCCTCACCACCACCCCCACCACCCTTCGGTTCGGACGGGGCGCTCGCCTGCGCGCTCGACTGCGCGCGCGGGTGGTGGTTCTTGACGGTTCCCTGGTGGTTCTTGGTGGTTCCCGTCAACTCTGGGTTGACTGTTTCTCCAAGAGCTTCTTGACTGTTTTCCTTATCAGCTTGACTGTTTTTCCCAGAGCTTCTTGACTGTTTTTCCTCGGAAAAAGGGTCAACGTGCTTGACCCTTTTCGGTGATAAACCGTCAACCTCGTTGACCCTTTTCGGTGATAAACCGTCAACGTGCTTGACCCTTTTGGCCGCCGAAATCGGCGGTCTCGGCACGGTTCGCACCCAGTAATGGGTAGATTTTCCACGTCCTCCGCCCGGGATGCGCCGAACCCATCCCTCCTCCTCAAGGCGGTCCAGGACGTTCACGAGCCCCTGCCTGGAGATGCGACACTTCTCCATCAGGGTCGGGAGATTGGGGTAGGCCATACCTCCCTCGTCTGCAAAATCGGCAAGGGCCAGAAGCACGAGAAGGTCGGTCCGTCGGTCGGGTCCGCTCTCCCAGACCTCAGACATGATTCGAATTGCCATGGGGCCAAAGGTCGATTAGTTTGCAGGTTGCGGTTCGGACGTCTGCTGAGTGCCCTGCATCACGGCGCGGATGTCGGCGCCCTTCGGGGCGTGGGCCGAGAGGATCGAGTAGGCCGCCTCCCGATAGTGCGGCGGCCACCGCCCGGCCTTCCGGGCCTCCTCCTCACAGAGCGCTTCGAGCTCATCTTCCTCGGCGGCCTCCAGCTTCTGATCCATCTGCTCCATGCGCGCGTCGAAGGCCTGATCAGTCGCATAGTCGACGATGAGGTCATTGCACCTCTCCTGGACCCAGCTGGGCTTTCCATTTTTCCACCTGGCTAGTCGCGCCAGCATGTCCGGGCGCTCGGCGAGTGACGCAGACCTCAGCTTCGCTTCCACCGTGTTGACTTTCTGCCGGTAATCGTCCTCGTCGCCGTTTTTTTGCGAAGAGGACATCGAGGCACTACCATTGGCAGGCTGAGGCGGCGCGCTCGGCGGCCCCTGCGGCTGTGGGCGGCCAGCGCCGCCGTTTTTCCCAAGGTTGACCCGGTACTTTTCCACGAAGGGCGTCGACGGGGCCAACGTCTCTAGAATCTCCTTGGGCGAGCGATTGGGGTCGTACAGCTTCGGGCGGTCGTCGCCATTGACGTAGGCGGCATAGCGGCCGGGCCACATGCCGCCTTGCTCGTCCTCCTTGAAGGTAATGTTGCATCCGGTCTCCAGGCACTCGAAACCGCGGTACTTGTAGCCCTCCCGGTCGTCGCGGGAAGACGGGACGACCATCGGCTCCGTGTCGTAGAAAAACTCGACGTGAGCCTCCAGGAAGAGCGCGTCTTTGTGAAGGTTGTAGAGCTGTCCCATCTGGTCGAGGGCGCCGCGAAGCGCGTCCGCCTCGACGGTGACCTCGGTAGGGCCAAATCTGATGCCTTGGAACTCGTACATGGCGCGGAGTTATCTGTGAGCGAAGTCGAAGCAGCCGACACCGGGCACCTGTTGAGGCAGGTCGTTTTCTTCCGGTGTTGTCGCCCTTCGCCTTCAGGCTGTTGCCACTAGGCTACTGTCGCCACTAGGCTGCTATCGCCACAAGGCTTCGGTAGGGCTCATCAGGGCTACTGGAATATCAGGTGTTGTGTCGAATGTGAGCGTTGTAGTGTCGGTAGGACGTGTCCGAGCGCTTGGCGTAGCCCAAGCCCTCCTCAGCGATCTCCGCCGTCGTCCAAGGCTCTTTGCGAGAGGAATTTCTGCTCGGCGACCGGCGCGCCCCGAGCGGCTGGCCGTGCAGGAGGATCTCCGAAAGGAGCTGCACTCCCGCGGCGAGGATTCCGATCAAAAGAAAAACGGTGATGGCTTTAAAGAGCGTCATGGGCCTGCCCTCCGCGCCTCGAGGACGCGCTCTCGGATCACGTGGACGCGGTGGAGTTCGCTGCCCGCATCGGTCTCCAAGGCGATGTCGAGGTGGCGCAGGGGCTCAGCCACGACCTGGCCGGCGAGGACACGCCCGGTAAGGCCATTTCGCCTGCACCACTTGCCGAAGGCATCGTGGCCGTTGGCCGCTTTCTCGGTGTGCAGGACGGTCGTGAGCGAGGAGTGGACGACCCAGATGTCCTCCAGGTCGCCGGGTGCGGGCTGAGATCGCGTGTCGGGGGCGGGTCTGCTCATGACGAGCGGCCCTCCGCCCGATCGCAGGCGCCCAGCATCACATCTTCGTTCAGCACCACCGACACATCGTTTGCATCAATAATTGCAAAAATGGGCGGTCCGGGAGCATTGAGGTCGCTGACTCGGGTCAGCGTATCGGTGATCCGATCATGAACGTTCTCGGTCGGAGCTTCTCTACGGAGGTGTTTGACGTCGGTGTACAAAAACTCTGCTTCCCGTACGACCTCGCGTAGCGCTCCCCGTAGCCGCTCATTCTCCGCTTCCAGCTCCTGCACCATCCGCCGCAGCTCGCGCTTTTCTCCGCAGGGGTCAGGCAGATCGCTGTCGCGGGTGCTGGGGGTAGATTGGCCGACATTAGCCATCAGCTCACCACCTCCGCCAGCTGGCGATCTTTGCTCCCGTCCACGCCGACCACGTTGAGGGCCTCCGACCAGAGGATTTCTCCCTCTTCGGCCTTCTGGAGCGCCTCCTCGCCCTCTTCCGTCTGCGGCCAGGGCGTCCAAGGTTCCAGCGACGTCTGGATGCGGCGGATATCGCCTAGCGCGTAGGGCGTCGTGCCCTCGAGCGTGTGGAGGTAAAAAGTGTCACGGTAATCCGGCTGCTCGCTCGTGCCCTGGTTCCGCGGCAACCGCGTGATGACGGCTTTCTCGCCGCCAGGCAGGCGCACTGCTTCATAGCTGTGCCGGTCGGGAAGCCTGGGCATGAGCTCGGCCTTTGTGTGGGGCGCCTGCCCACCAGCACCGTCACCGGTGGGAACACCTCTTGCGTCGCGCGTTTTTTCCATAGCAGTCGTTTTGGTCTTGTGACCAGGCCTCCGCTGTATCGGCAGCGGGGGCCATTTCTTTTTCGGCCGGGCCTGGTCGTGGTGATGAGTATAGTGAGTGTCGAGCGGGCGGCAGGATTCGAACCTGCGTCCCTCCGTTGGTGCCCTAGGACACGGAGTACATGAAACCGCTCTGCTACGCCCGCTAAGGCTCTACCCGATGCTGGGCTTTCACCTCGTCTCTGAAAAGCCGCTCTTTGTAGCGCTTCACGGCGCTGGCTGGCACGATCGCCGACTGGCCTACCTTCACGCGATACGGGAAACGGCACGTCTCGTCCTTGCAGAGGCCTGCCATCTTGCGCGGGCTCATCTGGTGCTCAGACAAAAGCCTCTGGGCACGCTCCATCTCCTTGGCCGACAGCCAGTGCGGGTTGCGGCCGGTCACGAAAAAGATAGCCGCTTCCTCGTAGGAGAAGCTCGCGCTGTCAGGCACGGTGGCCTGCTGCCCCCGCACCAGGCGCTCGATGCGGTCGAGGCGAGCCTCTACGGTCTCGGTCTTTGCGTCGGGCATGGTTACTCGGTTGGCTGTTGGTCGGAGGCCCGTTTGCTATCGGTCGTGTCCAGCGGCGCAACGCCAACAGCGCGGGGCGATTTAAATTGATTGATCATGAATCCCGTCTCTGGGTTTACATACCGGGAGATCGGCGTATGAGGAGTCTCTCCATCTCGCTTAGCCTTCTCATGCTGCTGGTCAGCTTTGAGCCCGAGGTAATCGGTCGTGCTCCAGTATCGTGCAACTCCAAGGGCATCATCTGGCATAGCTACTCGGCAGGCTGTTCGTTGGTACAGGTCGTCTTCGATTCCATCCGGTCCAGCTCCGCCTCTAGTTCGTCAGCCTCTTTCCGCAGGCTCTTGACCGCCTCCCGGCCTTGGCCGACGTCACCGGTCTCGTCAACCTCCCAAAGCACGCTCTCGACGCGGTCTAAGTCGCGGATGTTGTCGTGCAGCGTGCCGGTGACGATTGCAGAACGTTGCCGCCGGCAGATCATGTGCGTCTCGTCGACGGTGAGTGCGGATAGGTGCGTGTAGTCCTCCGCGCAGGCCGCCCGCGCCAGCCGCAAAATCTTCGGCC